TGTAGTGATTCCAGCAAGACTATCTGGAGATTTGAGAGTAATAAATGAAGTACCATTATCAGTACCCTCAACCAGATTTACACCACTACCGGTGGTCGCAGTGTTTTTTGTCCAGTAACGATGGGAACCTAAAAATTTATTTGTTGAAGTTTCAGAGGTGAGACCTACATACAGATCGTAACTATCAGTAGTAAATCCAGGTTCACCTACCCTAAGACCAGGGAGATTAGCAAGAAGACCTCTCTTAAACTGTATAACAGGAGCTGTCATCTTATTCTTTTGCTATTTTTTTTATACTATTATTTAGTATCTTAAAATGTACCAGCGTCTATATCAATATTATCTTCTCTACTCAAATCAGTATCTAGAGCATTAATAAACTCTCCAGGAATACCTGGAGAAGTTGGATCAGTGACTGCAGAAGTCAGAACATCATCTGGATTTACTGCTGTATACTTTTGTGTAGATGCATTGTACATTATTACATAATTATCTTGAACACCAGTCACATCTACATCTAATAATTCGTCTAGAGTTCTAGCCATAATTACTCCTGATGCTACTGTTGCCTTTACTTTTGCTTTGTTTGCTACTCTGACATTAATTGTCATAGGGATGAAGTCTCCTCTACGATAACATTTCCTTGGACAACTTTACTTTTGTTTCCTCCAGATGATGTTAGTACAATATCATAATAACATCTTCCACTGGGTAAAGTAGCGGTAACATCATCTGTCATTGATATTTTTACAGTACTGTCTGCAACTGTCAATGTAGTACTGAATGTATATGAAGTAGTTGATGTTGGATACTTTCTCAATTTCGCAGTAGCAGTTTGATTTGTTAAATTGAGAATGCCCCCATCTTCCGAAGCCAAAGCAAAAGTCTCTTCAAAGTCAGTTCCTTTTTGAATTACTAAATTAACTACGCTTACTGCGGACATGGATCAAGAATAAACTGTTGATACTACTATTTATTTTCTGAAATATTTTTATCTAAATTAGTATTTTTCAATAACTTTGAAAGTTCTGCTGTAGAACCAACAAATAATGCATTGGTAACATTGGTTGGACCCTTAACACTTTCTTCTTCAACGTCTTTTAATTTCTTTTGCAGTTCCATTAACTTATCTGTAGCGTCTGCAACATTCTTGATCAATTGTCCTGCAACCTCATATGCGCGAGGCATTTCACTTTCTTGAGCTAACTCAAGTATCCCATTAATTGCTTCTTGACCTTTTTCTATAAGAGAATATAAATTTCCCCTTGTGTACTCATAGTCTTTCTTTATATCATTCTTGGGTTGGTCGGAGTCTTTCTTAGAAAAGCCTTCGCTCACAACGTCACTTTGCACAATATCTGCAGAGACATTAAATGTCTCATTTAATTCGTCAAATTTTTTAGTCATTTTCATTTTTTACTATGATAAGGAACCACTGAAACCGAAATCATCTCCATCAGGTATCAGATTATTATCTGCTGAAGTGATAGATTTAATAGGAGAACCTCTAAGATGTGATGTAATTGTAGTATTATCTTGACCTCTTAAAACTGATATGCTATCAGTCAATACTTCCTTAACAAATACTTCCTCACCATCTAAATCAAGATATGTTTTTGCTGTGATAGTAGATACATCATCCACTTTAAATACAGTATCAGTTTCGGTTATATCATCTGTAAGATTTGTGAGAATTGTTCCTGTATAGTTTTGAATTGCTCTTGGTGCAACTGTATATTGGAAATCTCTCTGTGGAGCACCAGAACCAAGAGAACCTGCAACATATCCAACAGTTGCTCTCTTGATGATATCGTTTGTTGCTGCAGATATTGGTCCGAAGAGATAAGTTTTTACGCTAAATCTTAAAGTATAAACAAGAGCTCTTCTTGTAGTAAAGTCTCCTTCATAATCATCATTCATGGAGATACTTTCCAAGACAACTGGAATATCTCTTTTTTCTCCAATAGTTTCTACAAGATTTACTGATAATGTATAAGCGGGTTGGAAATAAGGAAGAATTTGCTCAATAATTTGAAGCATATCATCATTTAACTTAGTCATAATTGCCAATTCAAATTCCATGTTGTATGGAACTGGCATATAGACTTTTTTAATGTCAGTTTTATCTGATTCTAAGCCTTTTGTAAAGGTTTGAGTTTGTGTTACCTTTCTTCCTGGGTCATAAGTCAGTCCAACAAATTCAAATGACATTCTTGGTAAAGTCACTTGAACTGGTTTGTTTAGGTCTGGAGACTGTTCAATTCTAGCTAAGAATTTTTGAGTTGGTCCGTATGCCAAAGGAACTCTAAACTCATTAACAACAACATCTGAAGAGTTTTGTTGCTTAATGATTATATTATTGAATAAAGAACCGAATGATATAATGGTTCTTCTGAAAATTTCGTTATAAAAATATTCAAACATGTTTAGGTTCTTTACAATAAAAATTATTTATACTAAGGCATTCCAAAAGGATTTGTTTCGCTAAAATCAATTATATTGTCAGCTTCTGTTTCTATTTCATTATTTGAAGTAAATCCATCTTCAGAATATGTAGAACTTAGAAGCATATAACTTGCCGAGGAAGCAGAACCTACAATATATTCTCCAATTTGGAAAGAACCAGATTGTGAAGATATTTCCAATTTAGAGTTTGTTGATGCCCAAGAAACAACTCTTGCAGTTGCTCCTGAAGTTTGACCAGTAACAACTTCATGTTTTTGATACGTACCAATTCCAGTAAGATTTGGAGCAGCAATTGTTATAGTAGGTGGTTGAGTATATCCAAGACCAGCATTTGTAATTCTAATCTGACTGATTGTTCCTGCAGTACTTACTACAACTGTAGCAGCTGCAGATACTGTAGATACTCCAGTAAAGGTTATGGATGGTAAAGTTAAACTATTGTATCCAGAACCAGCATCAGTAATACTTACAATTCCAATAATACCATCGCCAATTGTTGCTGTTGCCGCAGCTCCAACACCATCACCAACAAATCTTATTCCTGGTGCCAATGTATATCCAGCACCTGGATTAATTAATTCAACACTTTGTACAGACTTTCTTACGGGATCGACATTATTTTCACAAACAACTATTCCTCCAATTAGAGAAGCACTAGCAATACCAGTAATTCCTCCAGAAGGTGCTGAAGAAATTGCTACGGTTGGTGCATAAGTGTAACCACCACCTCTATTTGAAACAATAATTGATCGGATACCACCATTACTAATATAACTTACTTCTGCAGTTGCTGTCCTTCCAGCTCCAACCATAGATAGAATCCTGGTCATTCCAGCACCACCAGTTATTCCTCCACCAGCACCATAATCACTATCATCACCATATCCACTTAAGGAACCTGTGATTGTATCATCAATTTCATCAATACTTGTATCAATAACCTCATTTTCATATCTAAACAACTCACATTTTAAAGTATAAACATAAGTTGATTGAAGTTGATAAAATGGTTGTTCATGCTCTACAAATTTAATCTCAAATAATCTATCTCCCAATGGAAAATAGACCAAATCACCCTCTTTTGGCCGTGTTCCTAATTTTATATTATCTCTATTTCTAATTAGTGGTTTTATATAATTATTAAATCTATCTCTAGAGATTGTTAATGTTATTTCATTGGTTGCTTGAATACCAAACTTTGAAAGTATGGTAGTGTTATCGCCATAACCTTCAAAGTTTTCAATATATGCCTCAATTGGATGGGCCTCATCAAAAGAAGACTGTATAACTTCTCTAATTACAGTCTTTTCTGTTAGATATTTCCTAGGAATATAATAAATCTCAACACCATACATTCGAAGTTGTTCATTTATTAAATCTTGAACAAGATTCTGTTCTGTTGGAGATCCTTGTAGGAAAAATGGATTTAACATGTTTTCTATCCAATCATGTCAAGAGGTGGAAGTTCGTATGTATTTGACATTTTTTCCATTATTGCTTCAATATCCTTTTGAGCATCATCATACATTTGTCTTCCATTCAATTCAACTCCCCCAGGAAGTTTGACTCCTTGGAATTTCATCATGTTCTGTCCCCACTGCCTTTTAATTAAAGCAGTCAAGTATGGCTTCAAGAAAGAATCATTCCATACTCTAGAATAATCATTTGGATCTAATGTTGTGTAG